ACACTGTGAACACTGTCCTTAACGTTTAGGAACATACAAAAGTTATTTGCACGATAAGGAACTTCAAACACAGGCTCATGTAAACTGTTGTCCACTTGTCTGCCCAAGCTCTTGTTTACTTCTGTAATCTCACTAGTTACACGATGTACTGTAAAATTGCCGCCGTCAGATATATCACCAGGCTTGCGCATATACAGTAATCCAGCATAAATTTCAACAGGGTTATCAATATGCGGGGTACGACTAGTTCCTGTTTGATCAACAGGTTCATGAACAACAAACTGGCAGTCTGCTACATAATGACCACTGTTGTCTACATCACGCACACTAACATTTTTTGTTAGTAAACTGTGCATAAAGTCGTCCCCATATGCTTCTACAATATGCGGCTCAAATAACTTAGCACATTCCTGAAAATACCCCGGACTGGTGTGATATGCAAAGAAATCTTGCCATATAGCAGGGGGGGCTTCTTGTGCGCACTCTTTTGCCTTGTAGCGATAGCATATACCACCATCATGCGGTGCCGTACTGCATATCAACTCTTCTGGAAATGTATCCTGAAGTTCCTGGTAGAGGTTATCTGGCAATGCGCCTTGTACACAGACATAAGGAAAAGGATCAGTGCGTACCTCTTTTACATTTTGTATTACACTTAATTTGTTCATTTTTTAATTCCTGAACTTTTTTGTTGTTGGTCAGCGTCATACTCATGTGGGTTTTTTAGTTTTTCTTGCCTCATCTGCTCTTTACTAACTTGGCGCATATCATTCCACCATTCTGCTGTGTGAGCAAAGTTCCCTTGAAGATCGCCCTTGTTACTTCTACCAAGTTCTTTGCGGAACCCTTTGAGGTGATCCATAACAGCCCCCAGTGGACTGTTGATAAAGACATGACCCGACGCATCTGGTCCACCGATGTCTTTAACTTTAGTTCCGTTTGCTTTAAATTTAATTACTAGTTCACCAAAGATAAAACTGTCATGATATTCGTCATGGTTAAAGATATCATCGCTTTCGTAAATCCAACGCCACTCTGACATAAACTTTTTAAAGTCTGGATGCCGTGTATTAAACATCATCCAACCGCATTCCGGCCAGGTTTTGCGGCCCAGGTATGTTACTAGTTCATCCGCCGCTGGTGCCATATTTTCTAAAAACTCCAGAGTAATCTGAGAATGTGTTCTTACATCTCCATCACACCATATTACTACATCTGCATCAGTGTTATCTGCGAGGTGCCAGATTGCATATACTTTATTGGCAAATCGGCTAGCATCCCATAGGAAACTTTTCTTTGAATGATCTTTATTCCAGCCGTGTGCTGAGTCATTGTCTTTATGTCGTTCTTGCCAGGCTTTTAAATCTGGCAATGTAGTATGTTGATCTAATACTCGTATATTTTTGGCATTATAAGTATTGGGTTCGTGCTCTTCTGCATATATAGAGACATTTACTTCAGTAGGCCAGTTCTGGCAAATTCCCTGGATAAAGTGGTCGCCGTATTTCTTATACCCCATCTTATGCCAGGTTGTGCAAACTTCAAAATTCATGTATCGATTCCTTTAATAAATATATGCGTATATAATAACAAGAGTATTTATTATGATAATAAGCCACTTCCCAAATAACTTACCCAACAACTCCAAATTAGTTTACCCGCAACTCATTGATGCTATTTCAAAAACAGACACACTTGTTGTCAATGATATGAATGCCGATGCTGCACTAATATGGAGTGTGCTATGGTTTGGACAGATGGGTAAGAATAAACAAATCTGGGATCACTACCGTTCACAAGGTAAGCCAGTCATAGTAATAGAAGTTGGTGGATTAATACGCAATGAAACCTGGAAACTAGGTATTAATGGTATTAATCGCGATGCTGACTTTGCGCTAGATGTGGGTGTAAATCCTGACAGGGTCAAAAAACTTGGAGTTGAGATTCAGCCCTGGGTAACAGACGATAAACCGTACATCTTGATCTGCGGGCAACACGCTCACAGCCAACAATGGGCAGACATGCCAGACATGGAAACCTACTTTAGAGAAACAGTAACTCAGGTTCGTGAGTATTCAGACAAACCTATTGTGCTTAGGAGTCATCCACGCTTTAGAGAAAATTTACATTTTCCAGTAAAAGACGCAGAATGGTTTAAACAACAAAATTGTGAATGGAATATTGCTAAACAAGTGCAACAAACCTACGATAGTTTTGATCTTGAAAACCAACTTAAAGAAACACACTTTACGGTTAGCTATTCCAGTAATGCCGGAATTAATAGCGTAATACAAGGTATTCCCAGTGTAGTAAGCGAGCATAGTTTAGCACACAGAGTGTCTAGTACGTTTAGCGACTTGCGGTACCCAGACAGAGAAGATTGGTTAGTGGGTATGTGTAATATAGAATGGTTTGCTGATGAGATCGGCGACCAGTGGTTAAGACTTAGACAAAAACTCTAAGTATGCCACCTGTAGTCAAATACAGTGCCGTCGATCCATTTAGTTATCAACCCTTGATCAGTCAAATACCCTTTATGATTAATAATTTCATTCATATTATCTGTTAGCATATTATGTTCAGCTAACTGCCCCCAGTTTAGGTTTGCGTCATAGGGCTCGGATATCTTATAGGTAACTACTTCAATAATATCCTCGTAAGCGGTCTTCTTAAAGAATACATCATTGCAATCAAAACCATTGAGTGCTAGAAGATAGATCAGCTGTGTTAGTGTAAAGGTTGAGTAATACCCTGACTTTGTGTAATTTTGAAACTTGTTATAGATAACACTAATTGTGCTGGGAACACGCAGATATAACATTCCGTTGTCTTGCATGATTCCGTTTAAATTTTTAAGAAAGTTTAAAGGACTGTGGCTATACTGCATTGCATCTGAACACCAGACTACATCAAATTTTTCATCTAAACTAAAGTCTGGAACTTTGTTAAAATCTCGTTGGATTAACTTGATGTTTTTGTAATTAGGATTTTCTTTAATATCTAGTTTATCTAGACCAGTGCAGGAAATATTAAGTGGTGCACCTGGGCTGCCGTCGTCTTCATCATTGGTTAAACTAGCCCAGAATTTAAGATCAAAATGTTCTCGACCACATCCGATATCAATTACATTTTTAATACTAGTTTTAAACTCATAATGCCCGCTAAGATTTTTGAGAGTCTGTAAACTATAATTGTGTGATTCTTGTTCACTTGTAAAAATCATTGACTTAAAATTCCTATCATTGATAGATGTCTGGCTTCCTGCCATCTTTTATCGAAAAATTCCAGAGCGTCTTCAACAGCATCAATGTTCTTTTTATTAGGTTTATTTGCAGCCTGTTCTAAAGATTGATGTACAATATTTAAATGTTGTTTTGAATCTAAAAAACATTTTTGAATATCTCTATACCTGCGCCATCCATCTACACTTTTTACACCGTTCTGAAGTTTTAAAGATTTAAGTATGGTCATCTGTTCATTATTAAATTCGAGGGCAACAGTGTTGATATGGTTTTCCAAAGATTTAAGTTTTGTAGGAGTCATACCTGAACATCTTCCATGCCAGCAGTGCGTAACCTTACAATATGACCCAGCATAAAGTTCTTGGACTCGGTGCCCTTCATAACACCCAGCCACTTGTTTCTAAGTAAAGCAACTTCATTGATAATGCACTCAAAATCAACCACTTCGTCCTCACCGTCTACATACTTTTCAGCATCACGACTAGTTAGTGCTCTGGGATAGTTTTCCAGGTATTTAACAAAGTGTTTTCGTCTAATTTTACGAAGTTGAATATTAAGAAAGTTAAGAACTCCCTCTACTTCCTGTAGTTGGCTAAAACGTACTTCAGTAATAGCAGGGAGTTCTTTAATAGACTTTTCAACTAATCCGTGTATTCCTACTTCTTTTTTTGCAATTTCCAGTTCTGATTCATAATGAGCGATAAAATTAGGAATGTGTCCTAAATCCTGAGTAACTCTAGAATACCAATTAACCATTTTTACTCGTACTCGTCTTCGTCATCTTCATCCAAATCAATGCCGTTATACTCTACGGCTTTGGCCAAGTATTTGTCAACAGCAGCAAGATCAAGAATAACCTCGTCCTGAACTCCCTCGTCAATTAACAATCCAATCCAATGATCAGCAGCACTCTGTTTTTCTTTAATGTACTCTTTAAGTACAGTCCATGTATCAGTTAAAACTTCACTATCCATGTATATTATACCTCCGCAAGATCTTCAGGTTGTTCTTCATCTGATTCATCTTCTGACGTATTTACCTCTAGAAGAGCATTATCTCTAGCAAGTGTATCGGCCATAATAATTTCTAGTTTATCGCCAGTCCAGGCCTTACGGAACTCAAGTATTTCTTCACCGTCTAGCGTAACATACTTGAGGCGATTTCCTTGTTTAACAAGCAATCCCTGTGCTTCGAACATATCAAGTAACCCACTGTACGGATCCATGCCAGTTTCATACGGAATCTTAACCTGAACGCTCTCAAAAGGTTTGGAATAACGTGTTTTCATCACTTTACATGCTGCTCTGATACCATTAACAGTACTTGTCTTATTGCCGTCAGCATCTTCTTTTAGTTTAAGTTTGCGCATGGCAACAACAATACTTGATGCATAGATAAAGCCTTGTCCACCACTGATCTTGTCATCCGGATCAAACATATCCTGACTTGCGTATGTATGGTTAGTTGCAATCATACCTACATTGTAACTACCAATCATATTAACTGTGTTACGAACAAGACTTGCCAGTGCTTTAGGCTTGCGGCCCATGTCACCTTTCATGTCACCAGATTCAAACTGATTAACATCTGTGGGAGTCATCATCATTCCTAAACTATCAATGATAAACAAAACCTTGGGACGTTCTTCTTCGTCCATTGCCTTGTAGTCTTTCATAAACGTTGAGATTGTTTTAGCAACATCATCAATCATGCTCATGCTTAATTTAAGTAGTTTGCTCTCATCAGTATCAACGCCCAGTGCCTGCAACCAACTTTCGTCAAGTGCGTTCTCTGAGTCAATCAAGACTACAAAGATACCCTGTTCTTGTGCATTTTTTACAATGTTTCCACTTGCAAAGTAACTCTTGCCAGCGCCTGACTCTCCAGCAAACACTGTAACTTTACCCATGGGAACACCTTTGTGAAAGTCACCACTAATAAGATAGTTAAGTGCGTAACTGCCAGTGCTGATCCAATCAGTAGGATCATGGAACCCAATACTAAGTCCATCAATACTCTTTGTGATATCCTT